ACCTTTTTTAAAGCGTTATGCTTTAACACCCGGCGAGTAGCCTAGGGGGTTTTAACAAGTAGCGAGTTGCTATTTGTGAAAGACACGATTTGTGTCTTTAACTTGTTGAATAAAACAAGTCTGGCATACCGCCAAATGCCCTTCGGATTGAAGGATCATTCTTAGAGACGTATAGTCCCCAAGTTTTTGCTTGATAAGCAGATGTAAGATGCCCCATCGAGGACATCTGTCGTTCCTGGATAGGAACGGGAGTGATTTCACTCTTTATGATAGCCCACACTTTGTTGGCTCTCTTTCTGGCATCCTTGGATAAGAATGTCATAAAGGAATCTTGTTTCTCAAGATTCCACATGGCGAGAAAAGCTTCTCGCCTTGCTAGCTGTCCAGCTAGGTTATGAAAGGAGATGAGTCCCATCTCTTTTTCAATGTAAGAGAGTTTTTCTCTCACAGACTTCGTGAGTAGCCACTCAGGAAGGATTTCATCGATGTTTTTCGTATGAATTAGATCACATGTCTTTGTGATCTCTTGAATGACTTTGATGTCATTCTGCCAAGCAAACCCTTTCGGATTTGTTTGATATATACCTCTTAGTAAGAGGTAGTATTGTAAGAACTGACGTTCTTCCAATCGAAGGATTCCTTCGTACCAAGGGAGCATTCCCTCTTGGAATTTCTTGTCGCTAAACAAGATAGTTGGCCCAACGGCCAGCTCCGCTCCACCGATGGCAATCGGTAGAGAGGCCATGTTGCTGGATAGCTTCATGGCGGCTCGGTAGTTCCGAGCCCACAGTATGACCTTCGACCTGAAGGCGACTGTTTGAAGTGGATGCCACTTCACTTGCTTCGCGAGCAGCGTAGCATGTCCGATGAATGGGTCTGCCCCATCCACCTTGACCTTAGCCTGTCCGGCTAAGGCAGATCCCTTGATGATATCAAGGAATAGCAGATCTCCGAAGCAGGAGTCTGTAAATGATTTGAAGTCCTTCACATCATTGTAGTCTGTCGGTTGACAGCAGTAGTTCTCACAGAACGTGAGACTATCCTCGGATATCGAGTTTAGTTTGCTAAATTTGCAACCTATTCCTTCTGCAAGTTTGCAGAAGGCAAGACAATGTTTTAATTTTGTCTTTATGAGGAACAGATCGTCCCCCACAGACTGGCCTAGTGGCCGTCTGGTCTTACAGTACGTTGCACTTGTAAGGGCACTTAACATTAGTGTTAAGTGAATGAAAGACATACCGTCTCCCATAAAGCTGCCTCGGGTTGAGGTAACAGTTTCAGGGCCATCCCAATAGCCCTTGTTGATAAGCTCACGCATATCAACTTCTCTCTCGAACGTAGAGAAAAGATCTCGGAAGGTATTCCAAGGTCTGAAATTTGACATGATTTTGTCACAGAATTTGACGTTCTCGTTTAGAATGTCGAATGGGATCCGGTAGGTGGCTTCCTCCAGATCTACGGAAAAGAATACATCTTTTTCGGTTAGCTCAAGAAGTTCTTCTTGGCTAAGGCCTTGGGAGTCCCCCCAGGCCAAGGCATACTCATCGAGTATGTCAGGTG